AGTCTACAGAGTCTTGGTCTAAGGTTGTTGGTACTAGGTATCACCCTAATGATCTCTACAATGACATGGCTCAAATGGAAGTCGATATCTTCGATCCAGTTACTGGCGAACTTATCGATTCTGAATCTCTCTATGAAGTCAAAGAACATGCAGTCGAGTCTAATGGAGACGGTACTGGTGAGTTCCTCTGGCCCAAACAGCAACGTTACGATGGACGCTGGTTCGGTTTCGATGAAAAGATTCTTGCTAAAAAGAAATCACAATACCTCGATAGAATCCAATTTCGCGCTCAGTATTACAATAATCCCAATGACTCTGATTCCGCAGGTATCGATAGGAGTCTCTTCCAGTACTACGATCGAAAACATCTTGAACGATTCGAAGGCAAATGGTACTATAAGAAAGAGCGATTAAATCTCTTCGCAGCCGTTGACTTCGCTTTCAGCCTGAATACTAAAGCAGATTATACTGCCATTGTGGTCGCCGGAATTGATAAGAACCTTAATTATTATGTTCTAGATATTGATCGTTTTAAGACTGATCAGATTTCAGACTACTTCAAGCACATCTTAGCTTTGCATCAGAAGTGGGACTTCCGAAAGATTCGTATGGAAGTCTCTGCTGCCCAAGGTGCGATTGTTGAAGCACTGAAGAAAGATTATATCCGCCCTCATGGTTTGGCATTAAGTGTTGAAGACTTCCGCCCTGTAAAATCTCAAGGGTCTAAGGAAGAACGCATCAGAGCTACCTTGCAACCCCGATATGCTAACCACCAGATCTGGCACTATCAGGGTGGTCATTGTCAGACACTAGAAGAAGAACTTCTCTTAAGCAACCCTAGTCACGATGATATCAAAGATGCTCTGGCTGCGTGTATTCAAATGTGCATTGCTCCTAGTGGTTCAGGTATGGTCTCTCGGGTTATGAAGTACACACAAGATTTTGCACATAGTCGATTTGGTGGATTAGGGTAAGGCATGGCCGGACGTTCTGTAGATTATAATAACTTCATTCAGCCCGATCGACAAGGCTGTGAGATTGCTAATAACTGGCAGACTTGGGACAGTCTTCGTGACGAGTTCAAGAACCAGATCAAGGAAGTCCGTCAATATGTCTATGCTACGGACACAACCAAAACCACTAATCAGAAACTCCCTTGGAAGAATAAGACCACAATCCCCAAGCTCTGTCAGATTAGAGATAACTTGAATGCTAATTACTTAGCTAGTATCTTTCCGAAAAGAAAGAATAACATCGTCTATGAGCCGGAGACTCGTGATGATGACACGATGGCGAAGAAAGAATCCATTACCGGGTACATGTGCTATGCCACGGGCTACAAGCGCTATAAAGAAGAAATACGTAAATGCATTCTCGATTACATCGATACCGGAAATGCTATCGCTGCGGTCGAATGGGTTGATGAGCGCGTCGAAGTTCTGACGCCTCCAGGCAACCAGAAAACCCAGGTAGGCTATGTCGGACCTGTTCCTGTTCGCATCAATCCTCTTGATGTCGTGGTTAATCCCATCGCTCCTTCGTGGTATCTGGCCCCGAAAATCATTCGCTCGATTGTGTCTATGGGTGAAGTCAAAGATATCCTTCAGAAACTCTCAACCGATGAAGATAAAGAAGCTTATCAAAAACTCTGGACATATATGAAGGAACTCCGCAGGAACTTCTCGCAAGCTCCTGAAGATTTCCAAGTCAGAGACAACTATCTAAATGTCGATGGATTTACTGACTTCCGGTCTTATCTCGGTTCCAACTATTGCGAGATTCTGACTTTCTACGGAGATATCTACGATCCAGAGACGGATGAATATCTCAAGAATTACAAGATCATGGTCGTCGATCGACACAAGGTCATCTACAAGAAGCCTAATCCTTCTTGGTTTGGTTACCCTCCAATTGTTCATGTCGGATGGCGTTATCGGCAAGACAACCTCTGGGCCATGGGTCCATTAGCCAATCTTGTTGGTATGCAATATCGGCTCGATCATATCGAGAATCTCAAAGCAGATATCTTCGATCTTATTACCTTTCCGCCTCTTAAGATCAAAGGCTATGTCGAAGACTTCGAATGGGGTCCTTTCGCTAAGATCCATGTCGATGCGGATGGAGATGTCGAACCGATTGCTCCGCAATGGAATGTTCTTCAGAGTAATGAAGAAATGCGGAGCATCATGGCCTTGATGGAGGAAATGGCTGGTTCACCTAAGGAAGCCATGGGTTTCCGTACTCCGGGTGAAAAGACTAAGTACGAGGTTCAGCGTCTAGAGAACGCCGCTAGCAGAATCTTCCAGAGCAAGATCGGACAATTCGAGGAAACCTTTCTTGAAGAAATCCAGAACATGATGCTAGAGTCTGCTCGTCGTAATGTCACTAGCGCAATGCTGATTAAGTACTTTGATAGCCAGGATAAGATCTCTGTCTTCTTAGATCTGACTCCTGATGATCTTGCTGGTCAAGGTAAGGTCCGTCCCTGGGCTGCTCGTCACTTTGCTGAGCAGGCTGAGATGGTCCAGAATTTAACCACTCTGTCTCAGGCTCCGTTGTGGCAGGCAATAGCTCCGCATTTCTCTACGATCAAACTTGCTAATCTATTTGAAGATATGTTTGAACTGTCTCAATATGACATGATCAAACCTTATATCGCGTTAGCTGAACAAGCTGATGCACAGAGAATTGCTAATGCTCAGGCTGAAATGGTAATGATGGAGGCTCTAAAGGATACAGGATTGACTCCTGATGATGTCACGCTAGATCCTCAAATTCAACAGCAGAGTATAAATACTGTAAATCAAATCCTATCCCCAACGCAACCACAAGGACAACCTAATGGCTTTGGCGCTGGACTGGGTCAAGCATCTGCGGGATCCGGCCGACAAGGAAAAGTTTATTAAGTCTATTCTGTCTAGTAAGATTGTTCTTCAACGTCTTTCAGAATTAATGGTTGAAGATTGTATGAATCTAACTAACAGAGAAGTTTCAGAGACTGATTTTGAAGATTCGAATTGGTCTCATAAACAAGCTTTTAGGAACGGACAACGTTCTGTATTAAAGAAGTACCTGCAAATGATTGCTAGTACTCGCAAGGAAAAAACATGACTCTTTTTAACGACACTGACCATAGTGTCACTATTGACCCTGAGAAGAATTACTTCGATGAACTGGTTGGTCCCGATCGTCCTTATAAGGATGAGAAAGCACTAGCCCGTGGCGCGGCCGAGAAGGAAGCTTTCATTCTCCGCCTGAAAAAGGAAAACGAAGGTCTTAGGGGTGAGATTTCTACACGGACAAGGATGGAAGAGCTTCTAGAGCGACTCTCTAGTTCTTCGACTCCAGCTACGATTACTCCTGTTGAGCCACAAGCTCCCCAGGAACCGAGGGCAGCCGATGTGATGACTCCCGAGAAGGTTCAGGAACTCTGGAATGAGAACGAGCGTAAGCGTGTCGCTGACACCAACGTGACTCATGTCAAGCAGGTTCTTCGTGCCCAGTGGGGTTCTGATTATGCCACGAAACTTCGCGAGCAGGCCGAGACTCTCGGTCTTGGTGAGAACTTTATGAATTCTGTTGCAGAGACCAATCCACAGGCATTCTTCCGCCTAGTGGGTTTGGACCGATCTCGAACAGAGACGGAGTCTGGTATCAGTCTTGCACCGCCTCGGACGCAAGTCAATGCGGTGAACTTCAAACCTAATACAGGTGAGAAGAAGGATTACCAGTACTTCGAGAATATGCGTAAGAGTTCTGACAAAGCAGTAAGAGAGCGTTACTGGTCTACTTCTGTCCAAAATGAAATCCATAGGCTCGCTCTGGCAAACCCAGAGGAATTCCTAAAGGATTCTTAATTTATAGGAGATTGGGATGGCTGGTTTTAGTTATTCCAATAATGAACATCTAGTTCGCACGAATATCTGGTCGCGTCAGATCAAGGAGGCGTTGTTAGACGAGCTTCTTGGTATGCGCTATGTCCGGATGCTGAGTGAGTTCACGGATGGTGATACCATTAATATTCCGTCGATTGGCCAGTTTGAAGCCCTTGACTATGTCGAAGGCAATCCTGTCCAGTACACGGCTGCTGATACTGGTAACTTCACGTTTACTATTGACCAGTATAAGTCTTCGGCGACTTATATTACCGAGAAGATGAAGCAGGACAGTTACTACATGTCCGAGCTTATGGCTTCGTTTATTCCGAAGCAGCATCGCGCTCTCATGAAGCAGATCGAGGTTAAGATCCTTGATGTCGCTCCTACGAGTCAGACCTCTTCGAACCCAAATGTCATTAACGGTGGTGATCATCGGTTTGTGGCCTCGGGCGGTACTGATAGTAATCGAACGATCCTTCCGATTGACTTTGCTAAGGCGAAGTACACTCTTCAGAAGGCTAACGTTCCGATGGAGAATCTCGTCGCTCTGATTGATCCGAGCGTTGAGTATCAGCTTTCGACGCTGACGAATATCGTCAACGTTTCTAATAACCCGAAGTGGGAAGGTATTATCGCTAA